ACTTTCGCGCCAGCGTGCTGTAGGCGAAGTTGCGCGACAGGCCGAAGATGAAACTGCCCAGCGCCATTTGTTGTTTCATCAGGCGACTCCATCGGTGAGGGCTGCGTCACGGCGGGTGGCGAGCGGGTTGTTGGTCAACAACGGCAGGAACTGGCCGTGGAATTGCCCGCTCAGTTGTTGGCCGATGATCGTACGAATCTGCTCGGCAGTATCTGGCGCCGGGCAGGTGACCTGGATCAGTGGGGAGAAGGTGACTTGCTGGTTTTGATTTTGGGTGGGAGCGTTGACCAGATTCTTTGCGACCTCTCCCGGCGCAGCGAGTTTATCGGCGGGCGGACTGGCGAGTTTTTCCCCCAGGTAGGACCCTGCGAGTCCACCTACGACACTCCCGATGGCCGTACCGACACCCGGAAGAATAAGCGAGCCGAGAAACGCGCCAATAGCTGTACCCGCCAGCTCACCTTTTGCGCTTCCCACCGCTTTGTCATCACCTTCACGCAAGCCTTTCAGGCCTGTGTATGCGGCATGGGCGACCATCAAAGGTGCAGCGACTTTACTCACCAAAGGCATAGCCCGAGACAGCATCGGCATGACATTCGCACCTGCGCTGCGCACTGCGGGCAAGACCTTGGCAGCCGTGCTTTTGATGGCGGGCATGACTTTGAGCGCTGCACCGCGCAAGCGATTGCCCAGGCTTTGGCGCACAGCTGGCGTGCGGGGCTGAGCACTTTTCGCAGGTGGCTTGGCTCGTTTGCCTTGACCCGACCCGCGAGCTGATCGCTTCTTTTTTCGACCGCCACTGTCGTCATCGTCACCGTCGATCATATCGCCGATTTCGGACGGTAAACGCGCTGCAGCCAGTCGCAATAGCCTCGTGGAAATCGCATCGAGCACTGAAGACACACCGGTCTTCAATGTGCCCGCTACGAACGGCGTGGCAGCCGCCCCAAGCAACGTCAGTGCAGCTGTGACGAACGGGAAGCTTTCGGCTGCGGCGCTCAGTCCATTGACCACCGCCGTGAGCGCGACGGCAAAGCCATCTGTCACCGGGGCCAATGAGTTGCCGACTGCCGTGGACAGCCTGTTGAGACTCGCATCCAGCGCATTCCAGCGCCCCTGCGATGTATTGCCATAAGCCCCAGCGGTTTCTGCCGCCGAGCCTGCATCCTCACCGCGTTTGGATGTTGCATACAGGGACTTGTCAGACACCAGCTTGAATGCAGTTTGAACATCCTCTGGCTTCTTCAACAACTCAAGGATTGCATCATTGTTGCCAAACAGCGTTTTTGTCAGCGAAGCCTGTTTCTCTTCCGGTTGTTTCTTGAGCTCTTCCAGAACCAACCTGATCGTTTGGGGTGCGTCGTCGCTCATCCCACGCGCTAACGACTCGGGGTTCAGACCCATTTCGGCCCAGGCCGAGCGCTGCGCCGATGATGCGGACTCTCCCTTGCCCAGAACCGTCGTGAAACTCTTCAGCGCCGCTCCGGCATCTGCCTTGCTAGCGCCACTGTTGAGAAACGCCGCCGCAAGCGCAGCCACTTGCTCGGGTGTCATCCCTGCAGCTTTGGCGCCCTCACCGGCGCTTTGAACGACGCCACCGATGTCAGCGGTTTTGACGTTCAGCCCACTGTTGCCAAGGTAGCTGGTCGCGTCTGCCAGATCCTGACTCTGCACCCGATCAAGCTTCAGAGCGGTGCGCCAGCCCGACAACATTTCGCCAGCAGCCTTGACATCGATCTTGAAGGCCGAGGCATTGATGGCGGCATCACGGGAGAAGTCCTGTAATGCCTCTTTTTTCTGCTCACCCTCCAGACCATCACTGATGCCGGAACGCAGCGCCGCGAGTTGTACTTCCAACAAATCCGCGCCAGTAGCCCCACTGGGGGCAACCCGTTTATCACTGGCGATTTCCAGGTTGTTTTCCGAAAGTGCCTGAAGCGATTCGTTGCTCAGGTGCAACACCTGATTCAATTCAACCAGCGCGGTCTCGTTAGCCATCGCCGATTGCAGCTTTTTCGGTGGCGGACGCTGCTCGATTTCCGCCTTGAGTTTTGACTTCGGCTCACTATTGGCGGCTGGCGGCGCCGCGACGACCTTGAACAACGATTGCTGGCTGACCAGCAGTTCGCGCAGCTTGATCTGCTCCTGAGTCAGCAAGCGAATATCCACGCTTGCCAGGGACAATGTCAGGTTCAAATCCTGTAGCGATTTGCCGAGGTTGGTCGGCAGCGCGTCCGCCGTATTGCCGCTCTCACCGGCGTATGCGAGCGCATATTTACTCTCTGCCATGCCGCTCTACTCCTGTTTCACGCCAAGGCGAGTGATCGCTATGTCGTAGCGGCGCAACGCCTTTTCGGCGTCCCATTCCAGAATCTCCGCTTCACTTACCGGGTAAATGAGCGGGACGATATCGAGGATTACTTCGATGTCGCGTTCCGAAAGTAGGCCGCCGGCTGGTTTAAAAAATCGTCGATGCGCACCTGCAATTGGGTCCAGTCCGGGACGCTCAGTTGGGCCAGATCGGGGATCATCAGACCGGTGCAGTGGGCAGTGATGAACTCGGCGCGTTCCTTGGCCGTTTTCAGTTTCTTCATCACTTTGGTGGCGCGCAGTGCCGGCATTTCCAGCGACAGCGAGGTCACGGTGCGGCCGGTCACGGCGAGCGGTTGCAGCAGTTGCACTTCGTCAGGATCGGCGGACTTTTCCGCGTCCTCGACCTGCTCCAGAAAGTACGCCGTCGGACGGGTCGACATCTCGTGCACGTACTGGGCGATGCTCACGTAGTCCGGGCGTTTCAGCTGGTCGAGCTCCTTGACCGACAGGCCGGTGGCGAGCAGCGCCAGTTCGAAGAACTGATCGTCTTCATCATCGCCGGCGCGTTCCAGCGCTTCTTTCTGTGCGGCGTAGAACAGTGGCTTGAGCTGGATCTGCTCGATCTGCGTGCCGTCGTCGCCGGTGATCGGCGACAGCAGGTCATGCTTGGGTGGCATCCACGACATGTATGAATTCCTTGGTGATTCTTTTTTAGGGGGTGTCGCTATTCCCTTGTAGGAGTGAGGTGTGCCGAGGGTTACGGCATCAGCACCGCACGGCGCGCATCACCAAGGATGTCGACGCCGTTGAGCACGAATTTCTGGGTGCGCACGTCGATGTCGATCACCGGCACGCCGTTTTCCAGGCGGTTGTAGGTGCGGCAGGACAGCTCAAGGTTGGTCTTGGGTTTTTCGCCCATTTTCACTGCGGTTTCTTCAAGAGACTTCAGCTTGCCGCCAACCGTGTGGTAGGTGAACCAGGTGTTGCCGTCCTGATCCTGACCAGCCTCACGCACGTTCAGCAGGATGTCGTCGCCCAGCTTCACACCCAGTGCGAGCATGACTTCGGCGCCGAGGCCTTGCAGGGTCAGCTTGGCGTTGAGCGCTTTACCGCCCTTGGCCATTTCCTCGACAATAAAGCGGCCGCCACGCATTTCTTCCACGTCGAATTCGATCTTCGGCGGGGTGAATTCTTCAACGGTTGCCGACAACGGCAGGCCTTGCAGGGTGGCCGCGATGGCCTGTCTTACGCGGTTGGTAAACATTAGAGAACGTCCTCCAGGAACTGCTCGATGATTTCATCGCGGGCGTTGAGTTGATAAACCATGTGTTCGTTCGGCGCGTAACGGCCGTAGTCGATGACCACGAACCAGGTGCCGTTCTTGTACTTCTCGACGCTGTTGAGTTCCGGGTGCAGATAGACGCTGCCACCAGGAATGGTTTCGTCGGCGACCAGGGTTTGCAGCCAGTCGTTGATGCGCTTGACCTCTTGATCCATGAAGGATTTGGTGAGGTTCTTGGCCATGGCTTTCTGGCCGGCCTTGACCAGCTTCCGGCTGATCGCATCTTCGAGGCCGACGTAGCTGATGAACTTGCCGGTGATCGAGCGGTTACCCAGCAGCGAGAAGCCGCCAAGCACGGTGCGGGCGTAGTAGCTGACGCCGTAGCGGTTGAGCAGATCGCCTTCGGTGGAAGTGTCGAGGATGTTGTATTCAACGACCCGCGAAACGTCCTCCGCGTAGGTCACCTGGTTGCCCGGGCTTTCCCATTGTTTGACCTTGGCCAGCGCGGCAATCGCCAGACTGGAAGGCGACAGGAAAACGTTTTTCTTCGCCGCTTTCGAGTACACGGCCGGCATGTTGTGCACCACCAGGCAACGGTCGAAACCGAGGTCGGCGCCGCCGAGTTCCTGGCTGTACAGCACTTGATCGGCGACCGAGGCGTCCTTGCCGTCCAGTACCACGCGGGCCTTGATGCGCTTGCCGAACGAGGCGAACTCGCTTGCCACCGCTTTGGTGCCGGTGAAGCCCGGCGCACCGATGATGGTCAGGTCTTCCGGAACACTGCCCAACGCGGCCAAACCAAGCTTGCGGCCAGTCAGTGGATCAACGCCGCCGATCACATTGTTAACGGTGTCGGCCGGAGTCGCGCCCGCTTCGACGATGACCACGTAGACCGGCACCTTGACCACTTTGAGGATCTGGTAAACCGCGTGGTACAGCGTGCCCTCTTCCGAACCGGTCGGATC